CGGAGGCCGCGGGTCAGTCGCTTGACGCGCCGGACGTCGCGGCGGAAGACTTCGCCCGCGAGAATGGGATGCGCCTTCGTACCGAATTCCAGCCAGCGCAGCACATAGGCGCGGCCGGTGCGTCCCTTCGTGGTGCCGCCGATCGCGACGACGCCTTGATCCCGCGCCGGTTGCTGAATCTCCATCCGCAGATCGGCCGCGGTGGCACCGGTCCGATTATGGATATTGTCCCGCGCCGCACTCAGGATGATGGCGCCGCCGGCCGCGAGGGCTTGCTGGGTGATCTTCTCATCGACGACGTCGGGGAGACGCGCCAGGGCCCGCGACAATTCGGCGCCGCCATAGACGTTGACCGTGACTTGAATGGCCGCCATCAGCGAATCGTCGCCTCGATTTTCTGGTACCACTCGGGATCGCCGCGCCCGATACGCCGGCCTGGCGAGACGGCGAGCGTTTCGCTCACAGTCGGCACGCCGTGCCGCCGCGCCTGGACTTCATCCCGCTCGATGCGGTCCAGGGCGATCTGATAGGCCAGCTCCGCGGAATCCATCGTCTCGAGCATCTCCTGCCATGTCATGCCCAGCCGCCGCGATAACTCGAGGGTGTAGCGGACTAGCGGCTGGGCGAGGATTCCCCCTGTTTGGCGATCACCTCGCTCTCGAGCCGCACCAAGCCGATCGCCTCCCGAAACAACGTCGTCACCGTCTGAATATCGAGCGCCCGCACGTCCGCCTCCGAGAGATTCGGCTTGCCATCCTCGTCCACGACCGTGATGGCCAGCAGGCGCGGGATATGTTCGTAGGAATGTTCCGCCAGCGTCGCGATGAAGGCCTGATAATCCAGCCAGTCGCCCGCCGTTGGCGCCTTGAGAAACACCGTCACGCCATCGACGTCGACGGTCACGCGACGCCGCCCCCGCTTGAGCAGCTCGCGGCTCATGCCGCGCCGATCTTCGACGGATTGCCGGATTGCTTGAAGGTCGCCACGCATTGAATCTTCCCGTTGACCACGAAGCCCGTCCGCGAAAACGTGGCGATGGCGAGGTTATAGAGAAAACCGAAGGCATTGCCGGGATCCATGATCCGATAGTGGCGATAGGTCTGACTCGGCGCTTCGGCTTCCATCGCCGCCTGCACCGCATTGGCCGCGACGTAATTCATGGTCACCGTAAACGTCGCAAAGGTTGCCTTGCCGGGCTTCGTCTCGCTGCCATCGGAACGCAGATGCGTCACGTCAATGTCCGGGGATTCCACCGCGCCGGGCACGATGTCACTCACTTCGGGGACTTCCGTGAACACCTCGGGGCTGCCGCCATCACCGCGGAAGAAATACCAATCATTCGCAATCTGCGCGCTACTCGCTGCAACGCCAGTGGCCATCTCTGTCCCCCCTAGGCGCTCGCGCCGATGATCACGATGTTGTAGGTCTGCGAGCCGCTGGCGCTGGTGATTTCAAGGATGTCACTCGTGCCGGCGGCCACCGCGACACCCGTGGCATCCGGCGCACCCCACAGGATGAATCCGCCCGGGCGCAGGACCATGTAATCGCTCGCGGCGCCGAAAATCTGGACGCCGTTTGACGCGGACCGCGTCACGCGCAGATCGGCCGTATTCGCGCCGGCCGCGCTGAGATAGAGCAGCTTGATCCGGGCGAGCGTAAAGGCATCGCCGAAGGCATCGAGGAGGACGCCGGCCAGGTCCAGGGAATCGACCCCGCTCGTCGAGCGCTGATCATGGAAGACCCGATCAGCCTGATTCGCGCCGGTGCCCGAGGCCCAAGTGAGGGCCAAGCTTTGGCTGACGGGCACCGATCCGGTGCCCAGATCAAACCCCTTGGTCAGCGTGGCCGTGAGCTGCACCGCGACGTTGGTATTTACGGCCATGACTTGATCCTCCGCGTGCCGGTGGCCAGATGGTCGATGTTCTCGATGATTTCGCGGTGCGCGAGCAGCGTCACCTCGACGCGGGGGCCCGACTCGAGGATGTCATCGACCACGAGCGTGCGGCCCCGGTAGACTACCTGCATGGCCGGCTCGAGATCATCGCGCATGCGCAGATCGGGATGGGCGCGCACGCGGAAACGATAGCGGCCCGCCCCGATCGCCTCGGCTGCCGCCCATACCGTGTCGAAATACTCGAAGTGGTGACCGGCGTTGTCGGGGCCCTCGCGATAGACGCGCAGTTGCAGGCGATCGCGCATGTCGCTGGCGAGGCCCATCAGACGAGCGCCGCCCGATAGTTGTCGAGGAGCATGTCGATCCACTGCGGCGGAATGCCGGCCGTGTCGCGATAGGTGTAGAAGTTGGCCACCAACCCCAGGAGTCCGAGACGAACATCGCCCGGGACGGCGGCCGGCCCTGGACCCCAGCCCGCTACATACCGCACGGTCAGCGCATTGAGGACCGGGCGCGTTGAGGGCCAGGACTGGCCATACGTGGGCCGCACGCGTCCCGGAAACGACTTGACGTCGACTTCATAGTCCTGCCCCGTCAGCGATTGCGGAAACCCGTTCAAATCTACGTAGGTGATGCTGATGATCGACTGAAGCGGTGGCCGTGGGATGAGCAGATCGTAGCCATGTGCAACCGACCACACCGGGAAGGCGTCAAGTGTGGCCTCGAGCGTCTGGTTGATAAGCGCCAGACCATAGACGCTCTCCACGTGATGCACCGCCGCACGAATGTAGGCGTAGAGCGTGGCATCCTCGATCGAGCCGTCGATCCGCAAGACCCCCTTGGCGTCCGCCAGGGAAATCGGATCGGCCGCGGCCGCAGTGACGAGGGTGACGCCCGCCATTCAGCGCCGCCGCGGCGTCGAGTTGATCGTGGCCGCCTCGAGGGCCCCGACCGGGCCCTGCTCCTCTTCCATGCGATGACCGCACTTCGGGCAGACGGTGGGCTTGACTTCCATGGCGAGGCGCGACCCATCGTCGTAGACCATGGCACACACGCGCCGGCCTTCCGCCTCGGGCAGATCCACGATCTGACCCGGATCGAAGCCGCCGGAGGCATCGGCAATGCCCTTGAGGAATTTGACTCTCACGACTTCACCGCGGGAGTGCCATACCCAGGATGCGGCTCCTCCGGCACAACCTCGCCGGAGGGAAGCGGCGTGCAGGAGCCAAGGTGGGCTTCGACCGTCTCATGCACCGGCTTGGCATCCTCGGCGCCTTCGCCGGGATACTCGACAGTGTCGATCTGAATTTTCCCGCCGCACACATCGCACTGTTTGAACTGCCGATCCACCAGCAGGCCCATGACCGAACCTCCGAACGGTGGGACGGTGGCCAGCGACATGACCACCGTCCGCTGGCCGTCGTTATGCGGCGTTGATGAAATACTTGACCGGGTTGGTGCCGGCGTTCATCAGGTTGCCATCGAAGCGTGCGAACGCGAGGAAGGCCACCTGGCCGAATTCCGCGAACCGCTCATCGAGGCGCAGCAGCTCGATGCCGCGCACATCGCGGATCAGATATTTGTCGAGGGCCCCGAACAGAATCGACTTCACGGTCGTCCCGAGCGCGCCCATCGACTGATTGATTTGGAACGGGTAGCCCAGAACCGTGTCCGGTGTGCCCGTGGCGACCCCGGGCAGGAACAGTGGCCGGCCCTGCGAATCCTTGAGCTTCTTGATCGCCTTCAGCGTGTTGTCGTGCATCATCATTTTCGCGCCGGTGCGATAGGCCGGATCGACGCTGTGCTCGAGGTCGATCAGATCGTCGACGAGGATCGTGGTCTGCTGCGAGGTCGCGGAGGTCTTCCCCACGGTGGCCGCCGTCACGATGCCCATCGGCTGGCCGGTGCCGGTGCCCGTGGTCCAGTGGTTGTTGGTGATCCGCCCGATGCGCGTGCCGAGCGCCTCGCCCAGGAAGGTGGCGAGGTTGATGGCGTTGTCCTGCATGAGCTCGACCGACACCAGCACCATTTTCGAGCTGTACTTGTAGGCCCCGAGGTTGAGCTGGGTGAGGGCCAGATCCTGGCTGCTGACCGTCGTGTTTTCCGCGACGATTTCACCGACGTTCGTGGTGTCGTTCGTCATCGGAATCGGCAGCGTGGCGCCGGTGTCCGTGCGGATGATGGTGGCGACCTGGCGCATCCCGCCAAAAGTCAGCAGGGCGACCTCGAGCGGCCGCATCATCTCGTTCGGCACGCCGAACAGACCGCCCGGGCCCGTCGACACGCCCATGGCCCGGTATTCGGGGAAATCCTTGTACTCCATCGTGCGCGCCTCGTGCGGCGAATGCGGCACCTGCACGGGCATGGTCAGCTCGATGACGCGCTGGTCGGGGTCAAATCCCACGCGGCGCGCGGCCTCGATCCGGTCTGCCGTCAAGGTCCGGCGCGCGGTGGAGCCGGCGATGAGCCAGGTGCGGAAACCCTCCAGGCCGCTCATGTATTCCTCGTGACGGGTCTGGGGCTTCGGCTCTCGCCGCAGGGCGCTGGGCGGCTGGGGGTCAGACTGCCGCCCGCGCGTCGCGCTCAAATCGGCCTCGAGCGCCTCGATCTTGCTGATGCGATCGATCTGGCCCTTGAGCGCCAGATCATCGGTGTGCATCTCATCGAAACGGGCGTTTTCCTCGCCCGAAAACTCGCGCTTCTCCGCGGTGGCTTTGTCCACCATGGCGCGCATTTCCACCGCGATCCGCTGCCGCTTGTCGATCAGATCCTGCACGGGCATCGCCAAATCCCTTTCCTCGCCAGGGCGGCGCAGAAAGAAAAAGGCGCAGCACGCTGGCGAAAGACGAAACCTGTCTCGCTCGTCTTTCCCCGGTGTGCGGCGCCCGCGACGGCGTGCGCGTTACACTATGTCGCTAGCCAGGGTGGTCAGCCACGGCCCCGTTTTCCCCTGCCCAGCGGACTCCGAAATCGGGGCCCATGCTACTCGGGCCCAAGGGCTTGTCAAGGGGCTTCTGGCAGTAGGTCCTCCAGAGGCCCTCATACGTCTTTTCGACGGCTTGCACGTACCCCTGAATCAGGGGCGACTTGAACATGAGTTGCCGGAGCTGCAGCCGCCACTGCGCCAGGGTTTGCCGTCCCTCGGTCGCCCACCGCGTAGCGAGCTCTACGTAGCCCTCAGGATCGCGTGCGATGAAATCCTGAAGGTCTAGTAGCCGGAGGGCGGAAAGTCCCACCAGAGAGACAACACGGCCCGCACAGGGCGGTTCTAGGACCAAGGCGGGGACGCCTTGCCACATCCCCTCGAGCATCGAGACCCCGCCGGCAATCGGGTAGGGGTCCAAGGCGAGGTCGACTTGGCTGTAGGCCTCCAAGTGGCCCCGATGGGGGGTCGACCCGCCGAAGGCTACGCGGGCCGGGTCGATGTCCAGCAGCTTCAGGATTCGTTCCCGGTGCCAGGGATGGCCAATCTGGGCTTCCTTGAAGAGCAAGCGCGAGCTGGGGACCGCCTTCAGGATCTTGGACCAGAGGCGCAGCGAGGTCTCCCCAATCTTGGCCGCCCGGTTGAAACACCCGAAGGTAAACGGCTTGTCGGGCAGGCACGGCAGAATACTTTCATCCGGCGCGTAGACCTGGCCGATAAAGGGCACGATCGAGGGCAGGTGCACGATCCGCTCGCGGTAAAAGGGCTGGGTGCTGGCGGGCATGGCGACCGGATCGCCGAAGATGACATCGACAGTGTCGAGGCCCGTGCCCAGCACATAGCCCCAGGCGTGGATCTGAATCGGCGCCGGCTTGCGGGCGAAGAGCCCGAGCCGGCCGCCGTTGGAAAAGCCGGCCAGGTCCACCAGGATATCGATCTGGTCGCGGCGGATGATGTCCGCCGCGGTGTCATCGCTGATGCCGTCGATCACCCGTAAGGTGATTTCCTGGCTATAGAGCGTCGTGAAGTGATCCCAATGCGACGGATGGATCGTGCTGTAGCAAAAGATATCGTGGAGCCGGGTATGCCGCATGAGCACGGCGCCGAAGGCCATGTTGGCCGAATGGGAGCGGAAATCGCCGGACACGTAGCCGATCCGCAACGGGCGCTCCGGATCGCGCGTGTTCGGATGCGGGGGCCGCGGCTGTTCCGCGACCTCGCGCATGTGCAGATCCCAGAATTCCCGCCGCCGCGCATAGGCCTCGGCCGCCGTCGTCTCGTCACATTGGTCGCGACAAAAGATCACATTTTCGCGGAGCGACAGTTTCTCCGGCCGTAACGGAATGCAGCGCTCATACGCCTCGGCAGCTTCGCGCGCCCGTCCCACGTTCATCAAGCACGTGGCGTAACTCGAGAGGATTTCTCGTGGGGGCGCGCCGGTCGCCAGCAACGTCTCGAACTTGAACAGCGCCGGCCACCATTCATCGTGGAACACGTGCTGCATCGCCTCAACGATGAGCTGCTGGCGCTGCGGAATGGCCGGGCCGCGCAGCGGTGGAGTCTCGGTCATCGGCCCTCCAGCAGGCGCCGCCGCTCCGCGAGCGTGGGATACCGGATCGTCGCGCGATGCGCCGTCAACGACCGCTGCGCCACGTCCACATCGGTCGCCGGATACGCGGGGAAGGTCACCAGCGAGACCTCGGAGATGCGCATGTCATGAACCGTGCGCGTCGGCGGATCGGTGGAATCATCCCAGGAATCTTTCAGCGTGCGGAACGCGAACGACATGCCGGTCAGATCCCCGCGGCGAATGGACTCGAGCGCATCGCGGGAGTAAGTCGTATCGGGCGGGTCGATTTCGACCTGCAGGCCCTTCGCATCCTTCCGCAGGATC